CAGGAACTGGCTATCAAGAGCCAAGAGGTCCAAAATCGAACCAAGAACGATCAGGAAAAGCTGGCGCTGGATCAGAAAAAGCTTCAGCAACAGGCCGTATCTGATGCTTCCCGTATCGAACTTCAAGAACAGGTCTCCAATGACCGCGTTCAGGTAGCCCGTGAACGGATTTCTGCCGCCATGCAAAAAGATCAAAACAGGGGTAACCGATGAAATCTATTACCATCATTTTTGGGGAAGACACTGAAGTCGACAAGTACGACTCGGAAAAGAACTGCCCCGTTGCAATCGTAGACGAGGAAGCAAACGCCAAGGGTAAGGCCGAGGCTGTGTCCAAAGCCAAGTATGGCGAGGCCACCTCAAAACGCATGTGCGGCAACTGCGGTGCGTACAACCAGACCGAAAACATCATGGACTGCATCGAAGAAGAGTTCGATGAGGAAGAAGGCCTTGGTTACTGCCAGATCTTCAAATTCGTCTGCTCTTCGGAAAACACCTGCAACCGCTGGGTTAAGGGCGGTCCAATCACTGACGAAAAGATGTCCGTTGGCAAGAAGGACCTGATGTAACACATGCATGTTGTTGTCTTTGCAAAAGCTTTGTATAAGCAACTGGACGAGCGTCGGGATGTACTGTCCGAACAGCTCGTCCTCGGTGCCGCTTCTAGCTATGAACAGTATCGGCAAACGGTAGGCGAGATTCAGGGCCTCGACTACTCTCGAGAAACGCTTAGGGCCCTGCTGGAGAAGACGGACGACGATGTCGAAGACACTTTACGTTCCTGACCATGTCGCGCAGAGGATTGCAAAACAGAAGGCCGAAGCAACTGCTCCCGCTTCATCTGTTCCTTCCCCCTATGTGGAAGAGTCCTCTCGGGTTCTAGACCCATCCCTTCTAGACACGCCACTACTTGACCGCCTACCCCAGCCTACGGGCTGGAGAGTGCTGGTTATGCCCTACAAAGGCAAAACCAAGACAGACGGAGGCCTAATCCTTCCGGATCAGGTTCGCGAACGCGAAGCCCTTGCCACTGTTGTTGCGTATGTCCTCAAGATTGGCCCTGCGGCCTATCAAGACCCAAACAAGTTTGGGGACAGCCCAGAACCGTGGTGCAAGGAAGGCCAATGGGTATGCATTGGTCGTTATGCGGGGTCTCGTTTCAAGATTGATGGCGGTGAAGTCCGCATCATCAATGATGACGAGGTAATCGCGACAATTCTTGAACCTGATGACATCCAACACATCTAAGGAGGCACTCATGGCTGATGACACTGATGATATCGACGTTGAAGTCGAAGAAGGATCTCAAGTAGAGACCCTTGCGGACGATTCCGATGACGAACTTTCTGACTATAGCGGAAAGGTCAAAAACCGGATCAACAAGCTTACGGAAAGGTATCGCCGTGAGCAGCGCGACCGCGAAGAAAGCCAGCGTCTTTCTGAACAGCTTTACCAAGAAAATCAGGCCCTAAAGCAACGCATTAAAGGGTTGGATTCCGGTTACTTGGGCGAGTATGGCACACGTCTTGAGGCACAGGCCTCTGCGGCCAAGGACGCCTTTAAGAAGGCCTACGAGTCCGGTGATGCTGAAGCTTTGGTGTCTGCACAAGAGCAGATGGGCAAGATTGCCATTGACCAAGAGCGGTATCGGCTTGCAAAGCAACGGACGGAACGCACGGATCGCAATGAAGGCACGGAGCAAGAAGCCCCCGTGCGTCAACAGCAGCAACGCGCCCCGGCCCCTCAAGTTGACGGCAAGGCAAAGACTTGGGCGGAGAAGAACGAGTGGTTTGGCACGGACAAGATGCTGACCGCAGGTGCTCTAGCAATCCACAGTACGCTTGTGGAAGACGAGGGGTTTGACCCAACGTCAGAAGAGTACTATAATGAAATTGATCGTCGTGTTCGTCGGGAGTTCCCGAACAAGTTCAAGACGGCACAATCGGCTGCACCAGCGAGAGTCGCCTCTGTCGCTGCGTCTGCATCTAAGACCGCTACACAGGGGCGCAGGTCGGTGAAGCTCACAGCTTCGCAGGTTGCGATGGCGAAACGGTTAAACGTTCCGCTGGAAGAATATGCCAAGTATGTGAAGGATTGAGATCATGACCGACAGAACACCACGCGAAAGCGCAACCCGCGACACAACATCGCGCCGTAAGCCTTGGGCCCCGCCCAGCACCCTTGATGCCCCGCCGCCTCCTGAAGGATACAAACATCGGTGGGTACGCGCCTCTATCCGAGGCGAAGAGGATAAGGGTAACGTGTTTAACCGCATTCGTCAGGGCTATGAGCCCGTCCGTGCGGAAGAGCATCCGGGATACCAAGCCCCAACTATCGAGGACGGCAAGCATGCCGGGGTCATCGGAAACGGTGGTCTTATCCTCACCCGAGTACCTGTCGAAACAGTCCACGAAAGAACCGCGTATTACGGGGGCCGGACCCGCGAACAAATGGAAGCTGTCGATCAGGACCTGATGAAAGAGCAACATCCGTCGATGCCGATCAATCAACAACGGCAGAGTCGGGTATCATTTGGCGGACGTAAAAAGTCCGACTAATTAGGAGCAACGTCTATGGCGAATACGTCTGGTGCGTTCGGGCTTCGCCCGATCAACCTTGCTGGTGGTGCGCCCAACAGCCAAGGTGCTAACTCGTATTTCATCGGCTCGACCGCTTCGGCTATTTATCAAGGTTCCCCCGTCATTGCAGTCAATGCTGGTCAAATTGCCATCACTGGTTCTGCTTCGGGCGACACCTATAAACACGTCGGTGCGTTTCAAGGCTGTGAATACGTCTCTTCCACGACCGGAAAGAAGGTCTATTCCAACTTCTGGCCGGGTTCTGGTTACGCAAACACGAACTTCGACATCGTCGGGTTTGTGTATGACAACCCGACTCAGCGTTTTGTGATTGCGACCGATGCGTCGTTCACTGACCGCGCAACTGCCAAGGCTGCAATCTGGGAAAACTCCCAGTTCAACACGGGTACTTCGGGTTCGTCGGTCAACGGCGCTTCCTCGGCGTCACTCGATGTCGCAACCTTGGATGCGTCTGATGCTTCCCTGCCGTTGAAGATTCTGGGTATCTACGAAGACCCGACGAATCAGGATTTCGCAGCGGCGGGCATTCAGATGATCGTCATGTTCAACAACCATGCTCTTCTGGAAGCTAATTCCGAAGGCACGGTGGCATAAGGGGTCTGATCAATGGCAATTTCGCGCGCACAGTTGTCGAAAGAGCTTGAGCCCGGTCTCAATGCTTTGTTCGGCATGGAGTATGCTCGTTACGAAAACCAGCATGCTGAAATCTACACCACCGAGTCTTCGGATCGTGCATTCGAAGAGGAGGTTATGCTATCCGGCTTTGGATCAGCACCGACCAAATCGGAAGGTTCGGGCATCTCGTATGACGATGCTCAGGAAGCCTACACCGCTCGGTACAACCACGAAACCATCGCACTGGCCTTTTCGATCACCGAGGAAGCTGTCGAGGACAACCTGTACGACCGCCTTGGCAGTCGCTACACGAAGGCCCTCGCACGTTCGATGGCCCACACCAAGCAGGTGAAAGCCGCTGCAATCCTGAACAACGCCTTCACGGCGGGTGCTTCGGCTGGCGGCGACGGCGTGGCTCTTTGCGCCACCAACCACCCGTTGGTCAACGGTTCGACCTTTGCGAACCGCCCCACCACTGATGCTGACCTGAACGAAACCTCGCTCGAGGACGCTTTGATCACCATCGCTGGTTTCGTGGACGAACGCGGCCTGAAGGTCGCTCTTCGCGGCATGAAGTTGGTGCTTCCGCGCCAATTGCAGTTCGTTGCAGAGCGTCTGATGGTTTCCAACCTCCGCGTTGGCACTTCGGACAACGACGTGAACGCCATCCGTTCGATGGGCATGTTGCCGGAAGGCTACACTGTCAACGACTTCCTGACGGACCCCGACGCATTCTTCATCAAGACGGATGCTCCGCGTGGTTTCGTGCACTTCGAGCGCACCCCGCTCTCGACGGGCATGGAAGCAGACTTCGACACGGGCAACATGCGCTACAAGGCGCGTGAGCGTTACTCGTTCGGCTTCTCCGACCCCCGCGCTGTGTACGGCACGATTGGGGCTTAATCAGTCGAAAGACTACCAGAGTTAAGAGAAAGGGCGAGGTTCTACCTTGCCCTTTTTAAAATTTAGGACTACCTTGGCATTCTTTATGGAGGGGTAGTTGAAATGTTAGACCCAAGGCTGATGGATGCGTATTTTGCAGGGTTGATCGATGGGGAGGCGCACATAACTCTCACTCAAAGATCACCTACGTCTTTTCGCCCAGTTGTGGTTGTTGAGATGACCTGTGAAAAAACGATCAGGGCACTTCACACGCATTTTGGAGTTGGAACTGTGCGATTTTTGCCGCGCAGGAAGGAGCACCATAAAGACCAGTGGCAGTGGAGAACACTGTATACTGGGGCTCGAGAAGTCCTGCGCCGCGTTCGTCCCTTTCTAATCACAAAGGCTGTGGATGCTGATGTGGTAATTAGCCACGTAGGTGTAGGTAGGGGACGAAGGCTAAAGAGCGAAGCATAACCTCGCCCTTTTCTTTTTTCCACAATACGTGCTAGTATAGCTAAGTTGGACGCACTGACCGCATAGCGGACGTTGCACAGACAGTTCGTCCTTTAACCGTGCAAGGAGACAGACATGGGTAAGACCACTTTTTCGGGCCCGATTCGGGCAGGTAACATCTACAACACTACCGGGACCACCCTTGGCGACAACGTCAAGAACGTCGGTTCTGTTGTGCTGGTGCAGCATTTCCCAATTACGCAAGCAGGGACTGCCACGGCCCTTGGGACGGACATCGTCCTGCCCGCCAACAGCCACATCCTGAACATGCAGATGGTGGTTACGGCGGCGTGGAGCGGTGCTGCAACGACGTTCAGCGTCGGCTCAAGTGCGACCTCCACAGAGCTTGTGTCCGGCGCTGCTGGCGGCACGATTGGTGTAATTGGTTTGAATCCCGGCAGTGACGCAACCCGCACCGCAAACTGGGATGACACTGGTACTGTTGATGAGCGCATCTTTGTCCTGTCCGCCAACACAGGCACAGGCACAGGCTCACTGACCGTCCGCTACATTCAGGCACACGACCTGCCGTAAGGGGTAAAAGATGTCCGGTTCTGATGTAAAATCAAAACGGGTCACGGCAACGGGGGCGCTCACTGTTGGGCGCTCCCGCCTCCGTATGCTCGTTGTTACGACAACGGCTACCGCTGGCCGTCTGACGATGACCGACGGAGATGGGGGCGCAACCCTCTTGGATGTTGATCTGGTCCCAAGCAGCACCCACAACTTCTACGTCCCGGAAGAGGGAATTTTGTTCACGTCAGATCTGTACATCTCGACGCTGACCAATATCACCTCCGTCACTGCCTTCTATTCGTAAGGGCTAGCCACATGGCTAAATCCCCAGCATGGCAGAGGAAAGAGGGCAAAGATCCAAAGGGCGGGTTGAACGCCAAGGGCCGAGCTTCGGCGAAAGCCCAAGGCATGAACTTGAAGCCCCCGGCCCCCAACCCGAAGACCGAGAAAGATGCCAAACGGCGCAAAAGCTTCTGCGCACGTATGGGCGGGATGCCCGGGCCGATGAAAGACGAAAAGGGCCGTCCAACCCGGAAGGCCTTGTCTCTTAAAGCATGGAATTGCTGATATGAATCGTGGAAGTATGTCGAAGCAGGTCACTGAACCCGGAGAGAAGAAGATGGCAAAGCCCGGTTTGTATGCTAACATCAACGCCAAGCAGAAGCGCATCGCTGCAGGGTCTGACGAGAAGATGCGGAAACCGGGGACCAAGGGCGCACCTACCGCGAAAGCATTCCGGCAGTCCGCCAAAACAGCGAAGGGGAAAAAGTGATGGCTGGATGTGCGCCGAAAGGCATGAAAAAAGGCGGCAAAGTATCCGCTGGTGGCATGAAAAAGGGCGGCAAAGTATCGGCTGACATGGTCAGCCCGCGCAAGGCCGAGGCCATGGGGCTTTCCATGAAGATTGGCGGCACGAAGCGCAGCAATGAGGGCCGTCGGTGACAACATCAGGTTCACGCGACTTCAACCTCGACGTCGCAGAAATGATCGAGGAGGCGTATGAGCGGTGCGGGCTTGAAGTCCGCACGGGCTATGACGCACGTACTGCTCGTCGGTCACTGAACTTGATGTTTGCTGACTGGGCCAATCGGGGCTTGAACCTGTGGACCGTGACCGAGGCGAACTTTACGGTCACTGCGGGCGATGCCAGCTACCCGTTGGCTGACGATGTCATCGACGTCCTTGATGTCGTTGTGCGCCGCAGCAACACGGACTATCAGATCGACCGCATCAGCCGGACGGAATACTTCACCCTGCCCAACAAGACTACGCAGGGCCGTCCCAGCCAGTTTTTCTTTGACCGGACGATCACCCCGACGATGTATTTGTGGGCCAGCCCGCAGAACTCCACGGACCAGATCCGCTATTACTACGTCCGCCGGATGCAGGACGCAGATACGCTGACCAACACGACAGACATTCCGTTCCGGTTCTTGCCTTGCATGGTGGCTGGCCTTGCCTACTATCTGGCGATGAAGCGGGCTCCCGAGCGCATGGCAATACTGAAGGCTGTTTACGACGAAGAATTCCAGAGGGCGGCGGACGAGGATAGAGACCGTGTATCCCTCAAGCTGCAGCCCGGAAGACCTTATTTGAGGGCCTGACGTATGTACGCAACGGGTAAAAAGGCTTGGGGCATTTCTGACCGTTCTGGCAAGCGCTACCGCTTGCGGGAAATGAAGAAGGAATGGACCGGGGCGCTTGTCGGCCCTGACGAATACGATCCCAAGCATCCCCAGCTATTCCCGCCCAAAGCATCCCCTGATCCAGAAGCCTTGAAGAACCCCCGTCCAGATCCGGAAGAGGGTCACGTTTACGTCTCCGTTGGAAACAACGTCTTTCCCCCTGTTGCT